CCGGTTACTGTTACACCACCATTTGCAGTTATTGCTCCTGTTACTGTTAAAGAACTCAATGTTCCAACCGATGTCAATGAAGATGCCGTTACACCCGATGCTAATGTTGCACCTGATAAAGTTCCCGCTGCTGCAGTTACTGTAATATCAGCCGAACCATTGAATGAAACACCATTAATACTTCTTGCAGTTTGTAAAGTAGTTGCAGTTGATGCGTTACCAGTTAATGCTCCTGTAAATCCAGTTGAAGTTACTGATGATAAACCTGCTATTGTTGTTGCACTTCCACCTAATGTAATTCCTGTTGAACCAATTGTTATTGTTTTGTTTGAACCCAATAAAGAACCATCTATTTGTGCTGAACCCGTTACTACTGTTCCAATTGCAGTTCTAATTTGTTCTGCAGTTATTGCTCCACCTAATGCAGTTGATGTTCCTGCAATTGTAATTGAACTATTTGTTAATTGTGCATTAGAAAGGCCGGTAATTTGAGATGAACCCGATACTACTCCGTTAAATGCGTTGATTGTTCCATTGATACCATTTGATACTCTTAATGAACCAGTTACTACCGTATTTGCGTTTAATGAAATAGTAGTTCCATCATCATTAATATTTGAATCAGCCAAATGCTCATATCCACCACCTTTTAATACTCTATTTTTAGTTAAATAAATTTCATTACCTACGTTATCGTATGTTTCAGGACCACATAAAAAATGAGATGATGTTACGTTTGTTCCATTTCCTTTATGAATAAATAAAAGTTCATCATCAACTGCATCATATAATATTGAACCTGATGTGCCAGCTGAACCACTATCTATAATCAATAATCCCGCAAATCTAGATGATGGAGAGTTTGTATTTAAAGTTACATATGCTGCTCCAATTACTAAATTTGAAGAACTAATGTTTTGAATAGACGATGAACCTTGTACTACTAAATCTGCACTAACAAATAAAGAACCTGTAATTGTTTGGTTACCTGTAAATATGTTTGTCGAATTTGTTTTTGCGTATGAACCCGTCAATGAGTTTAATGATGAAGTTGATTCTTCCAATCTGCTTAATCTATTATTTTGTGCAGTATTAGTTGTATCATTTGAACCAGTATAAGTGTTTAATGAACTTAATATTCCAACGATTTGTGATGAACCCGATACTACTCCATTTGTTGCTCCTATTGAACCCACAAAAGATGTTGCTCTAACACTACCAGTTACTTCTATTGAATTGTCAAATTTAACACCACCACTAATTTCCATTGCAAATCCTGGTGTTGGAATTGATGAAGCTGAAGTATTTAATTTTTCAGTATTAACACCAACCGTTCCATCACTATAAACAGTAATAGATGAAGAACTCCATAAATTACCTGCAAATAAATGTAAATGTCCATGTGAACCAGTTGCAAGTGCTCCAATATAAAGGTCATTTGCGTTTGTGTATAAATAACCATCTGAATTATATCCAACATTACCTGCAGAATAATTTGATGAATTTATACCCAAATCTATATATGAAGTATTTTCAGTTGTTGCATCATTCCACAATACTAAATCAGTAGAAGCATTTGAACCACTACCAAAGTTTTTAATATTAACTTGTGCGTATTGATTTTGTTGAGATGTTTGAAAAGTTGCAATATTATATGAATTCAATCCACTATTGTCAACCATCAATCTTTCAGGTGCTCCAGATGAAGTTGCAGATGTTCCTAATCCAAATGTTTGAGAACCAATGAAAGAGTTAACATATGATGTTACTTTGCTATTTTCACTAAAATATGCTAATTTGTCACTAGAACCTGTTACATTTGTTAATAAAGATGAACTAATATTTTGTGCATATATGTTTCTATATCTTTTTGACGTGCTACCTATGTCAAATGCGTTATCATCGTTTGGTATTAATGATGAACTCAAATCTGCGTTAATAACAACATTATCAGTAGTTGAATCACCAATTGTGATGTTACCACCTAATGTTAAATCACCACTTACTGCTAATGAACCAGTTATTGTTTGGTTACCTATAAATGTATTTGAACCTGTTGTTGCATATGCACCAGCTGCTATGGTAGTTGCTAATGTAATATCTCCACTTGCTCCACCGACCATCAATGTATTTAGGTCTGTATTTACATAAGGTTCTCCAAATGCTAACGAACCAGATTTTTGTGCGTTCGTACCACGTCTAAATTTAAGTCCCATTTTAGTTTACTCTTTTTTTTAGTTTAAAGTATAAAAAATTTCTTATACCCCTATAAATATCTATTTGTTTTCTAATTCCTTTACTTTTGCTGATAATTCTTTTATTGCTTCAATTAATAACGGAATAATTTTTTCATATTGAACTGCTTTATATCCATTATCTCTATTTGTCACAATTTGAGGTAATACATTTTCAATTTCTTGTGCAATTACTCCAACATCATTTCCTTTATGAGAATGTATTTCATCATATCCATCTTTCCAATCATATGTATTACCACTAATTTGATTTACTTTTTCTAAAGCGTTTGGAATTGGAGTAATATTTTCTTTTAAACGAATATCAGATGAATAATATGCAGTAATATCACCGGTTGCTCTAATTTCACCTGTGGTTGTTGATGCAGCAGTTCCAACTCCAATAGAATTAAATTGATAATTTCCAGAAGAACCACTCATTATAGTAGAACTACCCAATACTTGAATTGAACCACTTACTACTCCTGCAGGTAATAGTGATGATATTTGAGATGAACCCGATACCACACCACCATATAAATTTGCTGAAATAGAACCACCTGCTATAATCATGTCGACATTTGATGTATCCGATGAAGATGAGATTATATTTGCACTAATTCCACTAAGTTGTGTAAAGTTTATTTGAGATGAACCTGAGAATATTGTCTTGGTTGCAGTTGCTCTACCTTCATATGCGGTTGCAATTGAAGATGTATATAAATTTAAACTAGCCGTGCTTTCTTCAATTCTATTTAATCTTGTATTTTGACTAGTATTTGTAGTGTCATTTGAAGAAGTATATGCATTTAAACTTGCAGTTGATTCTTCAATTCTTGTAAATCTATTTAAATTAGACGCAGTTAAAGATTGTAAAGTTGTAAATTTAGTATCAATACTTGCGGTATATGTTTGAAGAGTTGAGAATTTAGTTTCAAAAGAACCAGTTTTGGTATTGATATCTACAATGTGTCCTTTTACAGATGCAGTCCATGTATTAATATCGGTTGTATGGCCAAATACTGATGATGTAAATAAATTTAAACTTGCAGTTGATTCTTCAATTCTTGTAAATCTACTATTTGCAGATGCGGTATAATTTTGTAAAGATTGTGTTACTAAATTTATTCCCAGCAATGCCTGTCCAATATTACCTGGGTCTAAAACAGTTACTGTATATTCTACATCATCTAATCTTTTATCTACTGATGCACTAAATCCACCATTTGCTAAAGATGCGGTGAAATTATTATAAAATGCATTAATTGATGCACTAAATAAATTTAAACTTGCAGTTGATTCTTCAATTCTTGTAAATCTATTTAAATTAGATGCAGTTAAAGATTGTAATGTATTAAATTTGGTATCAATACTTGCAGTATAACTTTGTAAAGTTGTAAATTTAGTATCAATTGAAGAAGTATATGCTCCTAATGTAGTAAATTTAGTTTCAATACTACTACTCCATATATTATGTGATGAAGTAAATGCATTTAAAGATGCGGTTGATTCTTGTAATCTACTAACTTGAGCTGCCATTGAAGCAGTTAAAGTTTGAAGAGTTGAGAATTTAGTTTCAAATGAACCAGTTTTAATATTAATATCACTAATATGTCCTAATGCACTTGCACTAAATGTGTTTAAAGAAAGTAATGAACCACTCATTACATCCATTCCACCTACAGTTAATATTTGAGATTCGGAATTTAATTTTCCTACTTTCCAATAGTCATTTGTTACATCCCAAAGTAAAGAACCAGATGTTGTTGATGCACCTGTTGAATCTCTTACTATCAATCCACCATCATTAGTTCCTGCGGCACTTAATGCTATTACATTATCTGCGATGTTTAATGTTGTAGAATCAACAACCGTTTGCGTTCCTTGCACATATAAATTACCTCTAACTGTAGTGGTTGATGAAGCACCTACACCCGTAACTGTTATTGCATCTTTTAAAGATTGGGTATATGATAAAATCGAAGAAGTTACATTTTGTAAAGTTGACCATTTAGCTTCAAAAGAACCAGTTTTAGTATTGATATCCGAAATATGTCCATTGACACTTGCAGTAAATGTATTCATTGAAGATGTATAATTTCCAATGATTACATTTTTAGATTCTTGTGATGAAGTAAATGAGTTTACCGATGCTGTGTGAGCATTAAATGAAGAAGTTACTCCTGCTAAAGTTGTATTTTTTGTATCTTGTGAAGATGTATATGAATTCAATGAACTCAATATACTAACCAATTGTGAAGACCCCGATACCACACCATTTGATGCTGATATTGCTCCCCAAATTGTATTACCATAAACATTATTCCATTTTGCAGAAGGTGTTCCCAAATCAATTGTGCCATTTGGAACCAAATTTGTTGTAAAAATACCCAATGCAGAAATGTTGTCACTTGCAGCACTATCTCCTAAATAAATATTTCCACCAATTCTAACGTCACCAGACGCAGATATATTACCAATTAAATTTATATCACCCTTTACAGGAGCATCTAATGTTAGTGTGTTGTATTTTGTTGACCCACTACCAAATTGTAATGAACCACTACCTTGATGTAAATATAATTCACCATCGGTTAGTGAAACATTTGATATACCTCTCCTTATTTGAAATATAGCTGCCATTTATTATCTTTTCTGTTTGTTATAAATATCTTAAATATTAAAATCTAAATCACCTGCGGTGTTTATGTATTTTGCTAAGTGCATATAGTTTGAAGTTATACTACCTGTTGTTACCCACATTGCTGATGAACTAACTGATAATCTTGTTACATTTGATATTGTTACATCAAAAGAACCAGTTTGTGCAAGTGCAAGAGTATTTGAAGTATTGTCAGTTATATAATTTATTGTTCCTGCGGGTTGTGGGTCTAAATTAAAATCAAAAGTATTTGGACCTGGAGTCGTTCCACTACTACCAGTAGATACTGCAACACCATTTAAAAACAATGAACCAGTTATATTCACTGAGCCTGTTATTCTTTGTGAACCACTAACTTGTAAAGAACCCGTTATTTGCATTATATCATCCCCAGTATCACCAAATTTAGTAGAACCACTTTGATAAATTATTGATGAAGAAATTATACCAATATTAAATTGTCTTGCATTAACTGCGCCTAACACCGTAATATCACCGCTTACTGATAATGAACCCGTTTGAGTTATATTACCTATAAATGTACTTGGCCCTATTGATGTTAATGAACCACTTTGTATAATTGAACCCGTAAATTGGGATGAACCACTTACATATAATGCGTTTTGAGAACCACTTGCTAAAATTTGTAATTTAAAACCATTATCTACAATACTACCGGTACTTTGTAAAATAACAGAAGCTCCAGTTCCATTTATATGCATCCCCAAAACATTAGATACATAAAATCTAAAAGGTGCACCATTTGATGTATTGAAATCAAAAAAAGTGTTTTGGTTTGCTTTTATATTTGCAGTACCTGCTGCATTGGTAATATTCCAACTTGCATTTGAAAAAAGTATACCCGCTGCTGCAGTAGAACCACTTATTATTAATGGTGAATTTATTGTTGTAGAGCCACTAACTTGCAAAGAACCCGTAATGGTTTGATTACCGATTAAAGTTATTGAACCGGTGTTTGTAGTGTTTGTTGTTATTACTTCTTGGACTGTATCTGTCGAACCCGAACGTCTTAAGTATATCTTACCATCGTAAGTATTTATTGCCAATTCTCCCAAATTAAGGGAACCTGTATCAGGTACCTTACCCGATAACGAAGAACGTTTCAGTTGAACAATTTGTGCCATATGGCTAAGTCTTTAAAGTTATCTAACAAAAATGTAGTATATACTACGAACATAAATATATTATAAAAAGAAAAACCCCTATTATGAGGGGTTTAACTATAATTATTTTAAAATATTAAAACTCACTTCCGTTTAGTGCATTTTCTATATCATACAGTCTTGTTGCAACGGAACCACTAAATGCCAACACGTCACCAATTCCATATAAAGTTGTACTAGATGTAGTAAATGTTCCAAATGGAGTATCATTATATCTCAATTCAACTGAACTTGTTGTTGTAGCAACTTTATAAAGAGAACCACTACCTTGAATATATCCTATTGTTCCTGCGAACGGGTCAGAGTTAAAATCAAAGTCATCAGGTCTCATCGATGCCGTAACACCTGTTAATCCTTGACCACTACCAACAAAATTTGCCGCAGTTACATTTCCGGTTACTCTAATTGAACCCGATGTTGTTGAACCCGCAACTACAAATTCTACAACTTCATCCGTAGAACCCGATTTATGCATAAAGGCTTTACCATCGTAGGTATTCAGTGCTAATTCACCTAAATCTATATTTGAGGTTGTAGGAACTGAACCCGATACTCCGGAACGTTTTAATAGTATTTTTTGTTGACCTGTTGCCATTATTTATTTTTCTTTATATGTTTTATTAATATGTTCCTCCGTCTATCAATGTTAATGTATTTCTAATATAAGTGTCAGTTACTACACCTTGTACTTTACCAGTAGTATAGTATTCATTAGTTCCTTCCGAAACATATGTTGTGCTAAATCCACTATTATTAGCTGATGTCAATAATACTTGTGATGAACCACTTACTAATCCTGCAGGTTTTCCACTTATATTTGCCCAAGTTGCTCCTGCAACCGATGCACTAATTGACGATGCAATTGAACCACTAAATGTTGTATAGTTGGTTGTTTGTGTAATATCAATTTGAGATGAACCCGATACTAATACTTTAGTTGCACTTGCTCTACCTTCATAAGTTGTCGGTGCCGATTGAGTAAATGCGTTTAAACTTGCAGTTGATTCTTGTATTCTTAAAATCTTAGCGTCAACACTTGCAGTATAAGTTGATAATGTTGAATTCTTAGTAGCTTGAGATGCAGTCCATGCGTTTATATCAGCAACATGTCCATTTATACTTGCAGAGAATGTATTCAATGAAGCAGTTGCAGTATTGAATGATGCAGTTACACCGGCTAATGTAGTATTCTTACTATCAATACTTGCAGTATATAAACCTAATGTAGTATTTTTAGTATCTTGTGAAGAAGTATATAAGTTTAATGAAGCAGTTGATTCTTGTAATCTTGCAACCTGTGCTGCCATTGAAGCAGTTAAAGTTTGAAGAGTTGTAAATTTAGAATCAATACTTGCAGTATAACTTTGTAAAGTTGAATCTTTTGTTAATTGTGATGCACTGAATGCGTTTAAACTTGCGGTGCTTTCTTCTAATCTAGTTAATCTATTACCAGTTGTTCCACCACCTAATGATTGTGATACTGCGGTAATTATTGCGTTACTTGCACTAAAGTCAGTTGCAATTGAAGAACTAAATGTAGAATATCCTGTTGTAGAAGAAATTGTAATTTGTGAAGAACCACTCACTACACCCATTCCACCTGCAGTCAATATTTGTGATTCACTTCCTAATTTTCCTACTTTCCAATAATCGTTAGTTACATCCCAAAGTAAAGAACCAGAAGTAGTTGAAACACCGGTTGCGTCTCTTACTTGTAAACCACCATCAGAACTACCTGCTGCGTTTAATACTAATATATTATCTGCAATGTTTACTGTTGTAGAATCAACAACTGTCTGTGTTCCTTGTACAAATAAGTTACCTTTAATTGTAGTGTTACCATTTACAGTTATATCAACACCACTTGCAGTAATTGCTGCTCTTAATGAAGATGTATATGTGTTTAAATCCGATATATGTCCTTTAACCGATGCTGACCAAGTATTTACATCTGCAACATGTCCATTTATAGATGCTGAGAAAATATTTAAACTTGCAGTTGATTCTTGTAATCTACTAACTTGAGCTGCCATTGAAGCAGTTAAAGTTTGAAGAGTTAAATTCTTAGCGTCTTGTGAAGAAGTATATGAGTTTAAACTTGCAGTTGATTCTTCCAATCTACTCATTCTTGCATTTTGTGCAGATTCAGTTAATGCCTGAGATGCTGTAAATGCGTTTAATGATGCGGTAGATGCTTGAACTGCTCCAAATTTAGAATCAATACTTGCAGTATAAGTTGCTAAAGTTGAATCTTTAGAAACTTGAGATGCAGTCCATGCATTGATATCTGCAATATGTCCTAATGTGCTTGCAGTAAATGTATTTAAACTTGCAGTAGCAGTATTAAATGATGCAGTTACACTTTGTATTGTTGTAAATTTAGAATCTACTGACGCAGTGTATAATGCTAATGTGCTATTTTTAGTATCTTGTGAAGATGTATATAAATTTAAACTTGCAGTTGATTCTTGTATTCTTAAAACTTGTGCAGCCATTGAAGCCGTTAAAGTTTGAAGAGTTGTGAATTTGGTATCAATACTTGCAGTATATAATGCTAATGTGCTATCTTTAGTTAATTGAGATGCACTGAATGCGTTCATTGAAGATGTATAGTTTCCAATGATTACATCCTTAGCTTCTTGTGATGAAGTAAATGATTGTAAAGATGCAGATGCTGCGTTTAATTGTGTTACTGAACTACCAATTGTTCCAGTTCCTATTGATGCACTTAATGCAGTAATTGAACTTGATACCGAACTACTAAATGTTACAAAAGTAGAACCTGTAAAATTATTTAAAGATGATGTGCTTTCTTCTAATCTACTTAATCTATTGTTTTGGTTAGTATTAGTAGTGTCGTTTGAAGAAGTATAACTATTTAAAGAAGTATTTGCGTTACTTGCAGTGAATAGATTTATCGATGCAGTAGATTCTTCAATTCTTGTAAAGCGATTTGAATTTGCTGTATTTGTTGTCGCTTGTGAAGATGTGAATGAATTTAAAGATGCAGTTGATGCTTGAATATTAACAAACTTAGCTTCAAAAGAACCAGTCTTAGTATTAATATCACTAATATGCCCTAATGTGCTTGCTGAAAATGCGTTTAGTGAATATGTGCTTTCTTCCAATCTACTCATTCTTGCATTTTGTGCAGTAATTGTAGTATTGTTAGATTGAGTATATGCGTTTATGTTGTCAATAGAACCACTAATAGAACGAGAATATGCGTTTAAAGATGCAGTAGATTCTTCTAATCTAGTTAATCTTGCACTATATGCGTTTATAGTTGTTGTATTACTTTGCGTATATGAGTTTAACGAAGTAATTCCGTTACTTGCAGTAAATGAATTTAAACTTGCAGTTGATTCTTCAATTCTTGTAAATCTAGTGTTTACAGATGAAGTATAGTTTTGAATCGTATCAAATTTTAAATTTATACTTGCAGATGTGCTTTCTAAGTTATTTAATCTTATAGTTGCAGATGCTGTATATAAATTTAAAGATGCCGTGCTTTCTTCAACTCTACTTAATCTATTTAATGCAGATGCAGTTACCGATGCTAAAGTTGTAAATTTAGCTTCAAAGGAACCAGTCTTACTATTAATATCAAAAATATGTCCGTCAATTGAACCTGTATAAGATGCTAATGTTGTAAATTTAGCGTCAATTGATGAGGTATATGATTGTAATGTATTATCTTTAGTTTGTTGAGATGCACTAAATGCGTTTAAGTTTGTGATTGAACTTCCAACATTACCACTACCTACTGATGCAGATAATGCGTATATTGAAGCAGATACTGAACTACTTAAACTTGTCAATGATGCTGCCGATGCTGAATCAGTTGTTGCAATCGATTGACTAAATGTTGTATATCCGGTTGTAGATGATAATGTTACTTGAGCCGAACTACTTATTACTCCGTTAGTTGCGTTTATTTGTCCAGTAATACCATTAGATACTACTAATGAACCAGTTACTTGTGTATTTGAGTTAATTGAAACAACCGAACCATTATCTGTGATATTTGAATCATAGATATGGAATCCGTTTTGCATCTTTGGAATTCTATTTTCCAATAAATGCGTTTCATTTCCTACATTATTATAAGTTTCAGGACCAGTAATTAAAGTTGATGATGTTACTGCTGCGCCTGAAATGTGTTGGTGAACAAATATCCACTCATTATCTTGTGAATCAAATAATAATGAACCGGAAATTCTTGGTGATGAACCCGAATCAGCTACTGCAATACCACCAAATCTTAATGCTGGTTGAGCAGTATTTAATTCGATGATGTTATCACCAATGTCTAATCTAGATGCACTAATATTTTGAATAGAAGATGAACCACCTACTATTAAATCTTGTGTTACAAATAATGAACCCGTAATAGTTTGAGTTCCGTAAAATATATTAGAACCGGTAGTTGCATATGAACCAGTTAAATTTCCTAATGTAGAAAATTTAGTATTGATTGATGCAGTATAAGTTGCTAATGTTGAATCTTTTGTTTCTTGAGATGCGGTAAATGTTTGAAGTGTTGTCCACTTTGTATCATTTGACGCAGTATATGTATTTAATGATGTAATACCATTAGATGCAGTAAAACTATTTATTGATGCAGTTGCTGCTGCTAATTGGTCTACTCTACTACTTAATGAACCACCTCCACCTCCACCTACTGATGCAGATAAAGCTAGAATTGATGCAGATACGTTTGTAATACTATCACTTAATACTCTACCTTTATATTGATATCCTGAAAGGTAAACATATTGAGATGTAGTTGGTGCTACCGTGTTATTAGTAAATTCTAAAACACCAGTCTTATAGTCAAATGTATAGTTGTTAGTTGAAACTTGGTCACCTGATACCACACCTGCTGATGAAGTTGCTGATGATACGAATACTTTTACACCAAAACCTGGAGTTGCATCTTCAGCGTTTGCGTTTGCTAATGATACTGCACTATATTTTGGAGATATAAAATTTGTTTGTTGATTCGGGTCAATTAACTGAGCTCCAATACCTGCGGCTGATGCGGTTGAGTTGGATAACAAAAACCAAACCTCACTTTTAGAACTACTTACTAAATCCGAACGAGTTAATCCTGCTCTGTAATAATATTGCATTACAGACTGACCATTCACCGAATATATAGACCCACTTTGTGCACTACCACTAAAAGGTAATCCAGTAGAAGGTATTAAACTTTGGTCAACATATACCTCATTTGCATTTATGTCCAATGTGGATGTAAACGCTTCCTGAGAGTCAGTATAAGCATCATGTGTATATCTTCTACTTTGAAGGAGCCTATTGGATTTGGATAATTTATCTATTGCCATTTTATATCTTTGTTATTCTTTAATTATTAACTAAATGTTGTTGTAATTGATGTAACCGGTGTAGGGTCTCCTTTATATCTTACAATCACATATATGTTTGTATAAGTTGCGTTTAATGCCATACCATCACCATTTCTTAGAGGAATAGTATAAGTTGTAGTTGCTAATGAACCACCGGTATTACCATATAATTGGAAATTCGAACCAAATGGATTTTGTCCGTCTGTGTTTGCCGTTTTACTTCCAACAAAATTTGTCAATAAATCCGATGGGTCAAATAATCTTGCATTACCTGCTCCGTATACGTTTGTACCAGATGATTCAAATAATATTAATGCTCCTATTGCGTTGTTTGTTGTAGTTCCCCAGTTTACTAATGTTTGTCCTAAGTTCAATGTCATAGAAGTTTTAGTTCCTGATGTTGTAAACTTACGAACATAATATTTGAAAGTTTTTGAAGTATCCGGGTCACCTAACCAATATCCATATGCTCCACCTGGTCTTACCAAATATCCTGGTTTAACTTGTAAATCATTTGCACCATATGTATATAATCCAAATGTAGTTGATGCAGCCGTTCCATTAAATGCTAATACGTTATCTGCTAATTGAATACGATAGTTTTCACCCGTAAATGATTCAATCAATGCAGTTGATGTATCCGCTCCTTGTGTTCTTGTATAGTATGCCAATGAACCTGAAGATGCCGGTTGTCCAAAATCTCCTGCGTTGTGATAGTTAAATGTATTTATTTTTGATACAGATGAACCATTATTATAGTTTACACCATTCATCGTTGCAGTCCAAGTTAATGGAGTGTTTGATGATTGACCAATATTTGTAATATTTGCAGTTCCACCAAATGTATATAATCCATTTAATCTAACTATATCCGTTTCAAATGGAATTGTAGAAGTAGCTCTTACTGTTGTATTTGTAGTATCAAAAACACCATTTGCAGTTGATATTGTTCCTCCTGATGTTGCAACCGATGTTACACCAGATGTTGCTACTATACCCGTTCCACTTAATGCAATTGAACCAACCGTTCCGTTATAGAATAATGGGTTGAATAAGTTTGTTACGGATGATGATATAGTATAAGTTGAAGTTAATAAATAAGGTGCTCCACTTAATGAACGAGATGTTGCAGATACATATGATAATGTAGTGCTACCCGTTGCCGATGTTTGAACAGGAATATTTGTTGAAATCGTTGATAATGGTGCGTAGAATAAACCCGCCGAAACAGTTATCGGTGTTGTATATCCCGATGAACCACTTGCCAATGCAATTGATGCAGTTATATCATAGTATCCACTTACATTTATTGTAGAAGTAGAACCTGTTATATATACTTTTTGTGGTAAAGATGATGCAAATTTACCATCTTGATATGCTGCAGGAATTACTGCTGAGTTAGCTGTATTTATTTTTGCTAAACTTACACCATTTGTAGTTCCCGCTCCTGTTTGAGTAATTACTACTTGTGATGAAGAAGTTGCAGTATCCGTTTTTGTGCTATTATCTTTAAATCTATGAGTAAATGAACCACTTACTTTAAAGTTTGTAGGTGAACCATTACTTAATACACCCAATCCAAATAATTGTGCATCTGCAGATGATGTTACTATTGTAGTTCCAGCTGCTACTGATGTATAACTAATTTGATATAATGAGTCTGTATAAATTGGAGTAACACCACTAAAAATTGTAGAACCTGCAGTTGCAAATCCTTTACTATTTAAATAAGTAATTGTTGTATTTGTAGATGTTTGTGGAATATATCCTGTCAATGCAGTACCTGTTGTTGTGTTTGCAGCCGCAGAACTATATGTGCTATATGTTCTTGTATTTGGTGATGCGTCCGGTGCTGACGATGATAATAATCCTGCAACAAATCTCAATATTTCAGATACATTTGTTTCAGAAGTAAAGTTATTAAAATAAGAACCACTCAATCCACTTTGCCATGCATTTGAAGATGGAATACCAACTGTCACATTATCCGGGTCAATTGTTCCACTTACTCTAACACTACCTGTAATTTCTAAAGTATTTTGAGTTCTATATACTGAACCTGTTACTGTTGCTGCAGAACTAGTTGGAGTAAATATACCCGTATTAGCTGCAATACTTGCACTTAAACTTGTAACCGATGCTGCTACTGAACCTGAAAATACTCCAATATTACCTGTTAGGTCAATTGCGGTATTTCTATCACTACCTAAAAGGAATAAAGTTTGACTACCACTTGCATAATAAGGAACACCATCTACTAATCCATTGTATATAGATGATGAAAATATAGGAGCAACTGAACCAGTTCCTCTCATAATTCTATTTACTGCCTGAACAGAGCCACTCTCTACAACCGCAAATACAATTGATGAACCATTTTGTGAAGATGATAAGAGAGATGAACCTGATGCTATAATCAATTCACCTTTTTGAAGGGATGATGTTACTGCTGCTAGGGATTGTAAACTACCCCTTTTGTGTTTAATGATTTGTGCCATGTATATTTTTGGTTATTCTACTTAAATTTGTGGTTATTCCACTATAAATATAGAATTTATTTTAAATAATATTTAATTTTATCAATATTTTATTTTATAATATTACCATTCACCCTGGTCAATAATATCTGCTTGTGGATTTCCACTATTATCATATGGTTCGGATGGTGGGTTTCCTGCTGAACCTGTCAACCCATTAACAAAAATTTGACCACCAACATTGTATTGAGAACCACTTATTGTGATATCTGCATCTACAACTGCCAATGCTCCACTTACTATTAATGAGTATGCATCTCCTGTTGTTCCGATTATTAAATTGTTAATAACTTGTCCATCTAATTGACGAGATGATGTTACTACATTTTCTGTATTTAATTTTTGTTTTATTGTTAATCCAATTGAAGATGTAAATGCATTTAATGAAGAACTTACTGATGTCAGATTTGAACTTTGAGTTGCAAATGTTCTAGCTACCGATGAACTAAAATCTCCTGTTACACTTTGTATAGATGAACTTAATAAATTTAAACTTATACTAACTGATGAACTTAAATTCGTTACTGATAATAAACTTCCACTTAATGTTGATGCAATTGAAGAACTTATTGATGCTGATATTAAAAGTTGTGATGCTGAAATTGAAGAACTTACTATTGCTACCTCTATATCAGTTGCTATATCATTATATCCAATTGTTCCACTAATGTATATTTGAGATGAACCAGATACTACACCATCAGGTAAAACTGCTGCTACATTATTTGTTATAATGTTAACAATTGATTGTGAAAATGTTGTCTCTAAAGATTGTGATACTATATCATTTACAGAATTGGTAATATTTGTTCCAATATCCGCAGATGTTTGAAGTGCAGAACCACTTTCTATTTGTTTTAATCTAATTAAGTTTGCCATTATCTATAAATATCTTTTTTTATCCAATATATGCTACTGAAAAATTATCGTTTACATCGAATGTAAGTGTTCCCACTGCAACTATTGTTTTTAATGTATCTCCTACTGCTAATTTAGAAATAGTAGAACCACCCGCATGATTCATAGTTGTATTTGCCGCCCATTCTATCATTACTTGTGTGGTTCCGGTTCCAGGGCCAGTATGATTTTTATACACTATAATTTGACCCGATGTAGATGCATTTGAATTTGTTCTACAAACTAAATTTACTTGATATAATCCTGCAACCGGTGCAGTAAACGTACCCGTTGTGTTATCCCAACCCCCTTGATTATAATCTACTATCGTCATACTACCTGATAGTGTAGTTGTTGCCGAAGTTGCTCCTCCCAATCCATATACTCTAAATGCAGGTCTATTTAGCATTGTGATTGAACCACTACTAATATTGATTGAGCCTGTAAATGTAGTTGAACCGCTAACTAATAATGAACCACTAATCGTTTCCGTTCCTCTAAATGTATTTGAACCCGTTGTTGCTAAATTTCCACCACCTATTGCATTTAATGAACCCGTTACTACCAAACTACCACTAACTTGTAATGTTGAAAATTGATTTAGTGCTACCGATGGATTAATTTGTTCAATGGTTGCTTTTGTTCCAATACCTGCTCTAATATATGCAGTTCCTGATGCACCAACAACACGAAGTTTTATTGTTTGATTTGTGGATGGTGTATAAATTAAATTAGCGGATGTTGCATTGAATTCACTTACATTTCTATTAAGTGCTTCACCCACACCAACACTTACACCGGTTGTATCCAAAGAGGTATTTGTTGTGGCATCCACCCAATCATATATTATATAACCGCCAGTTGCATCACTAAAACTATTAAAACTTAAACCTGCAAATATTCTATATGTTTTATTTGCAGTTAATGTAAATACACCTGTTGATGTATTTAATGGTATTCCACCATTTGCAATTGTTGTATTAAATACGATATCATTATTTACACCAACCGATTGGTCAGATGTTATTCTACCTGCATTAATATAATCTACATTTAATGTTCCAATTGCTGATAAAGAACTTGTCCAAGTATTATGAGATGAAGTAAATTGATTTATAGATGCAGTAAATGGATTGAATTGAGTATTACTAATCATATTACTACCACCACCTACGTCAATTCTATGTATAGTTGCAATTAAAGATGGGATAGCCGGTCTTGTTGGTGAAGTTCCTGCTCCATATGCATTAATTGTCATATTACCACCGGTTGTAGACCACATAATTTCAAAAACATCATTTGGATTTGCAGTATCTTGCCAATTCCAAGCTGCAACTAAATTAGTGTTTGCTTTTACAGTCAAACGAGTATTACTATCATCTACATTTATTCCATTTTTTCTTAACCATATATCCGTTACATCATCCCCTCCTGAATTTGCTAATTGTGCTGAAAATTCTATATCATATGTTCCTGCTTGCAATACTTTCATACCACCACTTCCGGAAAGTATAACTCCATCTTGGTGGTCTACGGAATTTAATTTCATTACATATGCCGTATTCGCAGAACCACTTTGTGTAGTTGTATCGTGGAATGTGCCAAATGAACTTGTCACAAATGTTGCACTACCAGTTGCTACAGTCACATTTAATGTGCTACCATCACCTTTTGTGAATAATATTACATTTGTAGTCGAACTTGCACTTACAATTGAAGATGCCGTTACCGATGAACTTACAAATCTTAATGCTGTAATTTGTGCGGATGAACTTATAATACTTCTACCTTGTGTTTCGTAAGATGAAGTTGCGTTATTTAAATTTGTTATCGAACTTACCAAACTTGCAGTCGAAATACTTGCCGTATAATTATTAAACGAACTTGTAGTTACCAATGAGCCCGTTGTTATTGAAGCAGTATATTGGTTAAAACTTGCAGTAGTTAATAAACTTGCAGTTGATTGAGAAGCAGTAAATGTATTTAAACTATTTATTGAACTTACCAAACTTGCAGTCGAAATACTTGCAGTATATTGATTGAATGAAGAAGTTAATACAACACTTCCAGTAAATGTATTTAAAGATGTATTTGCATTACTTGAAGTAAATGTATTCAAATTTGTTATTGAACTAACTAAACTTGCAGTCGAAATTGAAGCAGTAAATGTATTCAAATTTGCAATTGAACTCACTAAACTTCCAGTCGATTGAGATGCGGTAAATATATTTAATGCGTTTATAGAATTAACCAAAGATGCGGTTGAAATACTTGCAGTATATTGGTTGAAACTTGCAGTTGTTAATAATGAACCAGTTGATACCGATGCCGTATAAGTATTTAGTGATGTTAGTATTCCAATAACTTGCGAAGAACTACTAATTGCTCCACTTAAACTTGTCAAATATGAACCACTAACAAAACCGAATGATGTAATTTGTGCTGAACTTGATATAGTTCCGACAGGTATTGTTGTTGATGAACTGATAAATCCAAATGCCGTAATTTGTGCAGATGAACTTATTAAATTTGAAGGTAATGGTTGAACACTACCACTCAATGTATATCTTGTATCATATGAAGAAGTTAATTGAGATGAAGAACTTATTGCACCACTTAATGATGTCAAATATGAACCACTAACAAATCCAAAAGATGTAATTTGTGCCGAAGAACTAATAGTGCCATATGGAACATTTGCAGATGCAAAATAATCTAATCTCTTATATAATATACCCGTTACATCCGATGCCAATTCATTATAACCACTACCAAAACCTCTTAATTTATAAAGAGTTTGTTGATTTGTTGTAATAAAATAATTTCTATAAGATGCTCCGGCCGTATAAACTGAATTATTATCAGCTGCAACTAATAGTGTGCTATTTGGTAAAATATTATTATTAGAATCCGTTAAACATAAATATGCTTCTTCACCACTTCCATTATTTGGTCTATAATTTGAAGATTGTCCACCATAATTTATTTCCCAAATACCATTACTTGGTAATGTAAATGTTAAAACATCTTGCAACGATGAAATGCTTCCAGATAATCTTATATTATTTGGAATATAATATGAACCTGTTGTTACACCAACAGATGCGGTTAATATAAATTGTGCACCATTTAAATAAAAACTACCACTAACATTTAATGAACCGGTTATTGTTTCATTTCCAATAAATGTATTTGAACCCGTTGTTGTAAATCCTAATGATGTAATTTGTGCAGATGAAGATATAATACTTCTACCTGTTGTTTCATAAGAACCCGATACTACACCACTACCACCTAATACTTGTATTGAACCTGAAACTACACCCGATGGTAATTGTGCCGAACCACTCCATATTCCTCTACCTTTTGTTTCATATGAAGATGTTACACTTTCAATTGTGTTTAATCTTGTTACCAAACTTGCAGTTGATTGTGAAGCAGTAAATGTATTTAAAGCATTTATTGAATAAACCAAACTTGCAGTAGATTGTGAAGCAGTAAATGTGTTCAAATTTGTTATTGAAGTAACTAAACTTCCAGTCGAAATACTTGCAGTATATGAATTGAATGAAGATGTAGTTACTAAATGTCCTAAACTTTGTTCGTTAGTTGCAGATATTATTCTACTATTTAATGAAGAACTAAATGATAATAGAGATGTATTTCCTAATTCACTAAATGATGTCGAGCCTGTAATTCCAAAACTACCACTCAATAGGGTATTACCTTGCATTGTGTTGTTACCAATCATTACCGTAGAACCACTAACTTGTAGAGAACCCGTTGTTACAATATCACCAATATTAAATTGTGCTCCAATGTGAGTAAATGAACCACTTAAATATTGGAATGAACCAGTTACTGCGATGAATGATGCTGCTCCAATTAATCTCATACCACCGGCAGAAACTAAAATGTTTCCACCTACATTTGATAGAGTTGTATTTGGGTCACCGATTACATCCGATGCTATATTGATTGAACCCGATGATACAAATATTCCTTTGAATGGTCTTAATGCAGTTCCTAATGTAGAACCACTTGGGAACTTTGGAACTAAATCTCCACCAAATTCCGTTGTTCCACTTACAAATAAAGAACCACTAATAGTTTGGTTTCCGTTGAATGTGTTTGAGCCGGTTGTTGCAAATGAACCTGTGTTTATATTTACACTTGCTGTAAAAGATGCTGTATATTGATTAAATGATGATGTTGATAATTTACCATCCAAAGAACTACTTAATGCAGCAGTTACTAAATCGGTTGCAAATGTAGTATCTAACGAAGATGTTAATTGATTTACTGAAATTTTATATGTTGTGCTACCAGATATACCAACTACATAAGTTGTATCCAATGATGCAGGACTTAATGAAGGTAATTCCGATATTCTTTTACTTTGGTTTGCCATTTTATAATATTATATTTTCGTCATTTTCAGTTCTTAAATCAAAATAATCTTCGGTATCTAAATTTAATTCTATTAATTTACCTATAACATAAATATCATCTATTGTTGTAGAATCAAAATCTATATATGTATCATGCAACTCTATAACCACATCATTTTCCCATTGTTCTATGTGAAAATCACCAGGAATATGTAAACCATATACTAATACTTCAAAATTATCAGGAGTTGCACCTTCTAAACCATAATCTAAAAAAACATTATTTATTTTTAATGAACCAAATCCGGTATTATCAAAACTATCAATTTTTCTTTTAATATATTTTGCACCAAATTCTACTATCTCATCATGAAAGTTTTTTATTTTATTAGAATTATTTATTATTTGTTTTTGATTTATATTTTTACGGGTATTTGAACTTATTTTTTGTATACCCGTATTATGTTCTGCATATTCCGCTTCCGCAATACTTTCTAAATATGCAATATAAGCATCATTATCTAAAGTATTTCCTTTTATATTTTTGGTAATACTTCTAGTTATTTTTCTATTATTTGATGAAAATTGTTTAAGCATATTGTTCTATATCTCCTTTTATTTCTATATAATCATCATCATCTAAATTAAATTCAAAATTTGATTTTTTAAATTTAACCAATATTCCACTCATACCCTGTTCATATACATAGTCTCTTGGTTCTATTGATTGACTATTTACTTTTATATCTAATCTATCTTGTGTAGTTCTATATTCTATTTCTCTTAATATATCTATAAATCTCCAACCCACTGCTTCGTAAATAAAATATTCTGGATGTGTTAAATCTTTTGGTGTCAATTTAACTCTTTGAATATTTATACTAATTTTTTTAACAATATCTAAAAATGTTCGTTTCATTATAAATCAATAAATTTACCAGTTATTGCAATTTCATCGGTTGATTCTACATTATATCCTAAAGTGCCAGGTAAAAATGTTATAACCAACGAATCGTTTGAAACAATTGCTGTAAAATGTGTTGATTGATAATATCTAACACCATTTATATAAAGTTTTACATCGTATGTGTTTCCATCATGTAATAAACCATTTGATATAACCGATGCCAATTGAGCAGGTGCTTTTATTAGTTTAATACGACTAAATATAATTGTATTAATAGTTGGTGGTGTTGTAATTGGTATTGTTTCAATTCTACTATTATTCAAAGATAAAAAATCAATCAAATCTTTATTATCGTAATATGGTGATGGTGTGGTTAACATTCCTTCCAATCTACCATTTCCAGTTACATCCGTTTCCGTTGCAATAACAACTCTTTTGGTTGATAATGATTTTTTAATTGGTGATTCTCCATCAAATTTTTCTGGAAGTAAATAAGCTTTAACTGATAAAGTAAATTCAATTCTATTGATTCTCTCAGTTCCTTCACCTACTTCATTTACAACATTAAATTCACCAACAGTTGTTCTAAATTTAAACTTTTCTTTGTCTCCCCAATAAGTTCCTGTGTATTGTAATTGTTCTATTACCGAATTTAATTGTTCGGTAAAAGATGTCCAACACATACAATCATAACTAACCTCAACATATTCTGGCATAGTTATTTTGTATACTTCATATTTTGGTTTTACACTACCACCCAATGCAGTAAATCTATCGTATCTATTATCTTTTGAATATTTTGTTATACCTTGATATGATACATGTCTATTTAACATTGGCATAGTATCATCTTTTGCAATTGATGTTCTTCTAATCATCATTAATGGTAATTGTATTTTACCATGTGTATCTCTATAAACACCTTGTCTACGAGAACCATTCCATCTTTCCGAATTACCATATATTACCGGAATTTTTATAGATTTACCATTACCATCTTCCAATGTAGGTAAAGCCGTATCTTCCAAATAAGACATCATAGCATAGTCTATATCAAAAAGACTAATACTTTGTTTTAAATCACTTTTTGTGGATTTAATTTGATTTCCTCTATTTAAATTCGGTTTTAGTGGATTTACTGACATAATTATTTAATTCTTTCTTCTATATTAAGATTAGATTTAGATACCATAAATGTTGAACATATTATACTCCAACTTCTACCATCATCAGGCAAACCACCTATCAATTGTATTTCGTTTGTATTATCAATTTCAAAATATCCTTCATTAAAAAATATAATATCACCAACTTCCGGATATGCGTTTCTTTCTTCACATAACAATCTATCAAATTTGAAAGTTATATTTTGGTCTGTATCTAAACCAAATCCTTCATATCTAGCTGATTCAGGTTCTTTATCAATTAAAGTGTATAACTCAACTCCGGGATGCCATGTTTTATTTATAGCTTCACCATAAATGTTTACTTTTGTTTCATTCAAATTTATTTTAAACAATACACAAGTATTTTCGACAACTGTATCAACCAGTTCTCTAGCTACATTTCTAAAAAATTCGATATCTCTACCTACTAAAAACTTTGGCATATTATCCTACATATAATTTTAAAGGAACTTTTCTTAACATTTCTTGGTGGTGAGTCGATTCATGTGCTTTATTTTCCATTACATTTTTTCTACTCATTTCTTCCAAATTTTCTCTTAATTGTGTTATCAATGCATCTTTCTCTACCTGTGCTTCTGCTCTTAATGCTGCACCATCTAAATTAACTTCACCATCTGGAATTGGAACAGTACTATATTTTTCTCTAATTGCTCCTAATAATTCTTTTGATAATGCAAGAGTGTATTTTCTAATCCATTGTTTACCAACTTCATTTATATTTGAGTATTGAATAAAATCATATGGAATATCGGAATAATCGGAAAGTGACTCTGCCTGTATACTTTGAGAATCATGTTCAAATTCATCTCTACTCATATACTCAAAATATATTCTAGTCAATCCCATACCACTTGGAACAGGAAATATTTCCAATTTATTATCTACTATATTAAAACTAAATGTTGATTTACGAATTTGGTCATTAAATTCAATTGCTTGCATTCTTAATATATCTTCATATAAAGGCATCATTAAAAATTGTGCAGCTGGGGAATAATTGCCAAATCCCAATTCTGACATTAAGTTTAGAGTTCCTTGTGCACCAACTGAATATGGGTCAAAGAATCTTGTAATTGCAGGAGTTGCTTCATAAAATACTTTTGTTACATCAACAGTAGATGACCCACTAAATACTTGATTAAATTTTTTATTAGTATTAACATCTACGGCTTGATTCATTAAATCATATATTTGAACCGATGCCGTTAAATCAACATATGCCTTTTGTATAGCAGTAGAACCACCCACACCCGCTTGTGTTCCATATTGTTGAGACATACGAATTGCAGTTGGTAAATATGAACCATCTACAAGAGTTTGAGAATAATTTGCAATTTTACCTTTTGGCTGACCTCTTAAAATATCTAAGTTATTTCTAAGATTAAATTGATTTACCTGTGCAGAATATTCCGAAGTAGATTCTTCAAAACATGCCCAAATTTGTTGATTATCTAATTCAATATTAACAATAGGATATCCCAATCTTCTGGCTACCCAAGTTGCCGTTTTTGGTGCATCTAATTTAAAATCAGAATCATTATCATATATTCCAAATGGAGTTGCTTCAAATGATGCTGATGCTGATAAAAATGCATTATAGGTTGAACCCGTCCAATATGTGTTTACAGACATTATTAAAAATTTATAGTTTTACTACTATAAATATGAATTATATAAATAAAAAAAGGGAAAGTATTTCTACTCTCCCTTTTTCTTTATTGTAAGTCTACTACTTATCTAATCTACTCAAAGATTATAAAGTGTTTAAACCATCAACGATAACTTTACCGTAAAATTCTGGTCTTACGATTTTCTTAGCGTATCTAGTCATAACACCTCTTCTTGGAGTGAAGTTAGTTGGGTCATAAACTAATGGAGTCATAATCAATGGAACATATGGTGCGTAAACTGCTCCTGTTTCGAAGAAGTTAGAACCTTTGAAGCCCATTAAGATAACGTTCTCTGTCATGTATGGGTTTTTGTAAACATCATATCTGTTAGAGATAGAACCGATGTTAGTAACACCTGCAGCAAATTGTAAAGCGTCTTTACCAGGATTTGCAGAGAAACCATTCATTGATTCTAAAATTGTTGCTACGTTTGGAGATACAACGATAAAGTTTGCACCACCTCTCATAGTCAATTGGTGAATCTTGTTAGAAACTTTTTGTAATTTAATACCCAAAGTTTGATACCAAGTGCTCTTTGTGTAAGCAGAAGCAGCTGCTGCGTTAGAATCAACTGCGAATCTACCAGAAGTAGAATCATAATCATATCCAACTCTAGCTGACCAATAGTCAGTAGTGAAAGCGTTTTGTTGTAACATTTCTAAGATTTCTAAGTCGATTTCTAAAGAGATGTATTCAGACAACATTTGAGTTAACTCAGCTTCAGCGTCTACACTATGGTAAGCGTTTAAATCTTGAGCTAATTCCGGTGTCCAAATTGCTTTTAATTTTCTTGTCTTAGCAACAATTGGTTCAGATTTCAATTCTAATTCGATTTCTGGAATTGCTAAATCAGCACCTCTATCTTCGAAGTCACCTCTTGAAATATCATCAGGTTGTTTAGAGTAAACTAAAGTTTGAGCAGTTAAATCAGTTGCAACTAATACCGCTGAAGAAGATACATAAAAAGATGCAGAACCTACTGAATCTAATGTAGTTAATTCAGGGAAATGAGTTACTGATGTAGAACCAGAAACTTTGAATGCTCTTACTGCGTTGTAATCAGCATTAGAAGGTAAACCTACTTTTACTTTTCTCCACGCATTTGGAGTTGCTGCGAAAGATGCAGATAATGTTTCGTTACCGATGAAATCAGATGCAGAACCAGAAGTTACAGTTGCAGTAGCTGCAGCAGTTACGTCATTGATTGTGTATCCAAATCTTCCTGCACCATATAAACCACCTTCAGCTGCTTGAGTAGAACCCAATTTGTTTCCTGCAGGAGATAAATTATCTTTACCGAAAGTGCCACCATTACCGAACATAGAAGAACCAGAAGCTGGTCTGTTTGCGTCGTTAGCTGTACCATATTTGAAATCCATGTAGAAAATAAGACCAGAAGGTAAGTTCATTGGTTGAACTGAAACGAATTCTTTAGCTGCGATAGAACCGAAGATTCTTCTTACTAAAGGTAACGCAACACCTGCCCACTCTTCAGAACCTGAAGATGTACCTGTTCTTGTAGCCTCATCTAATAATTGTTTAGCTTGGTTTTCTAACATTACTGCCATACCATGCTTTGTTGTTTCAGAACCTACTCCTTCAAGTAAGCCTGTTTTTTCCCATTTAGCTTTCAAACCTCTAGTTTGTTCAAGCATTACGCTTTGTGGGTTTGCGCCAGTCATTAATTTTTTAATGTCCATTGTTTTGTTTTTTAATATTTTTATTTAATAATACCTGCTAACTTTTGAAATCTGTCAGAGATTTGAGTATTTTCTGCAATTACTTGCTTAGATACTGCCGGTTTAGTAGACTTAGTCACTTTACTAGCGATTCCTTCAGAAATTGATTTTTTAGTAGATTTGTTAGATGATGAGTATTTGAAATTCTCTGCTAATGTAGAGTAAACTAATTTCACTTCTCTAACTGAATTTGTTCTATCCAAAGTTTCAATCACTTTCACTTTTTGTTCGTTAGTCATGTTGTGTGCTCTGAATAATTTGTTTGCGAATAATAACTTAGCGTTTAATAAGTTAACTTCGTTAATTGTTTTTTGTAAAGATTTGATTACTTTATAAGCTTCGTTAAGTTCTTTTTCCTTTTCTTCAGCTTCTTCAGCTTCATCAACTTTTTCTTTGTCATCTTTCATGTCAGCTTCCATTTCACGTAAAATTTCTTCTAAATCAACAACATCTTTGTCATCTTCTTTAGAATCTTCTTCCGCTTCATTTGTTACAACAACTTTTGGTGTTTCACCTTTGTCAGTGCCAGCTTCAGAACCATCTGCTAAGTCTTCATACATAGCTTCATCTTCTTCAGGCTTTTCTTCTTGGTCATCATCACCCAATTGTGCTTCTAATTCTCTGATAATAGCTTCTAAGTCCATATCATCTTCGTTGTCAGCATCCATGTCACTTTCACCACCCATGTTATCCATGTCTGGTTCAGCGTGGTCGTCACCTTCATCTTCCATTCCATAATCGTCATTTTTAGAATCGTCTCCCTCTGCCTTTGCAAATGGATTTTCTTCTTTTTCAGAATCATCTCCTTCTAATTCTGCTAATCTAGCTCTTAATTGTGCGATTTCATTTTGTTTTTCATCGTCACCGGCCATAGCGTCATCTTGGTAAGAATCTTCTTCTTCGTTGATATCAGCTACTTTTTTGTAGTCTGTACCAGCTTGCTCAGGTTTACCTGAATCTTTTTTAACACCAACTGATAAGTCTGTGTCAGCATCTAATGTAGGTTGTGTACCTGGGTTAACAGCTTTGTCAACACCAACTTTTGAACCAATACCAGTAGATGATAATTCTTCGTCAACT